TATATCTAAAATTTCTTTTATTTTTCGTTTGTGTGCTCTTCTATGTATTGATGGTTGTGATATATCAAATTCATATGGAGTTTTAAATAAAGTAACATCTACAGCAGAAGGGTTTTGTGAAAAATTAAATTCACCCGCTTTAACTTGTACAAGAACTTCTGTTTCGTGAATAGTTTTAGTACTTCTATATTGTGCAGTATAATTTGTAATTGGATTATCCCACAATATTACTGTACCATCTGCATAAAATACGTTTCCGTATCTAGCTTCATCAATCTCTAATTCATCAAAATCTAAAGCTACAGAAGTTTGTAGTCTATTTTCTGAAAAATCCAATACCATTACATCAACAGAATCAGTATCAATACCAAATGTTAAAATAGCTACACCACTCTCAACATCAAAGTTTGCAATACTTCCTGTAAATATTTCATTATCGGTATCTGTTATAGTAATGTCACCTGTTTGAAAATCTATACTATTAATTGTGTAGTTTGGATATTGTGAAACTATATTACCACTACCATCATCTGAATATACAATCGTATTTCCATGGTCAGTTAGTAGTAATGAGTTCTTTTTTATACCTTCACCATATTTTTCTTGGTCAATTGATATAACATATGCGTTAGAACCAGTTTGTCTTTCGTTTCTAAAATTACCAATATCACTTACAACCCCATACATTGTAAATGGATTACTATGGTCACCATAGTACTTATGTATAATCGATTTAATTAATGGATGAGTATATACATTACCCTGCTTGTTGAAAGAACCTGTTTCAAAACTTCCTGTTTCTAAAGAACCAGATATTACTTCATAGTCCGAATTAGAAACAGTAAATTGTTTATAAACAGGAAAACTCTTTTTCCAAACTGCCGTTTTTGGTATATTTTTTATCATAGATTCAATACTCCTTTATATAAATATAGTGAAACAAAAAACCCCACTTTCGGTGGGGTATAAAGAACGATATCATTCTTTAAGTTTTTCGTGAACCTTTAAGTTTGCAACCTTAAGTGTTCTGTGTTATTTATTAAAAGTCAAGTTTTACTTTGATTAATACTTCTTTATCAAATGATTTAGGAATTGGTTGTGATGTTTTAGCAACTGCCAGTATCTCGTTTGAATCATTATATAAACCAATTGTACTGATAAAGGTTCTTGGGTCAGTTTCAAAACTTGATTCTGCAAATGAACCATCTGAACCAGTTACAAACGTTGGGTTGTTAGAGAAGTTAAATTCTCTATTTGTTGCTCTTACAAAGTAATGTGATGTAGAAACATTTTCTGTTCTTCTTGCTTCAAAATCTCCCCCACCTACAATAGCGTTGTGTAATAAGAAATGATTTTTACCTTCTGTAGCTACAGATGTAGAAATGGAAGCTCCTTTATCATTATCCTTATCTATTGAAGTTCCGATTAAATTATGAATAGCAGTTGGATTAAGAATTACTAAACCTTGGTCAGGATAGAATTTACCCAATCCTTGTCCATTTGAAGCGGTTGTTGTATTAACTGTTGCTTCATTTTCAGTTCCTAAATTTAATGAACCACTTGCAACATCAAATACTCTACCAGCTTTACCAACTGTATCTGAGAATTTCTTTCCACTATCATCAATCAATGTAGAGATTCCATTAGAACCACTAATTTTCAATGACCAGTTTCCAGCATCCATTTTCTCTTTGTAACGGGCACGAGCTACATTGATTACATAGATACTATCTGAGTCATGTGTTCCAGCTGCTGATGAAGATACAAATGTGAATTGAGTATCATCATTATCCAATAATATTGAACGATATTGAGCATAAGTTGCTTTACTTGCTAAAGTTGATGAATCTGAATTTGCTAATGATATAGAACCTTGACCAGTTCTGTGTCCATATGCAACTGCGTATTGTACAGCGGCTGATGTATCACTTGCTGGGTCAGTATTATATACATTTAGATAGTAGTTTGAACTTGCCTGAGAAACTTGTGTTGATGAAGTAAAGAAAGTTGATAAACTTCCAGTATCTCCACTCCACAATCCAGTCGTGACAACTTCAACTTTACCTGTTATTTGGTCAAATTCACCAAATCGTTTATAGATGCCTTGAGCGATTGCTCCCCCACTTGCACCTAATTTATCACCACCAGTTAAATACTGATTAATGATTGATGATAATTGTTCTGAAGTAAGAGTACCTTGATTATCAGCTAAATACGTTGATAACTCAGTTGTTAAATTTACTCCAGCTTGTCCTGCTATTTGTGCCATTTTTTATTTTCCTTTTTTACTTTAATTTTTTATCCATTAGAGTCGTCTAATAGGTGTACCTAAGCTTCTTCTTGGGTCAGTAATTGTAACAGGAATAGTTTGTGAACCACCTGTTTCGTTTCCATAAACCGTTATAGTTGTTGTTAACGCTCTTAACAGACTTGGATTTGGAATAAACGTAAATGTTAATCCAGTTTCAATTGCTGCTGTTTGTGTAATTTCATCTCCTAAGAATGATGGAGTAGTTGCTGCTCCTGCTGCTAAACCACTACCAACAATAGAACCTGCGTTTTTATTAGCAAGTATTACTGTATATCCTTGTTGTGTGTTACCACTTGGTGATGTAGTTGGTGAAAGAGTTACTTGACCAGATGATGGTGAAACTCTTATAGAAGGGATACCAAATTCAACTTTAGGTATCTTAGTTGTACCTTTTGGTAAAGTAACTAATTTATGTCTTAATACTTGAGTTTCATCGGGTGAAGCTTCAGTAATCGGAATTGCTTTAATTGCCGCATCATAATAAGCACTTCCCTTTGGGTGTGCTGGTTCGTAAAGGGTGTAATCAATTTCATCATCACCCAAAGCGAACTTTGTGATGTTTAAACCATCTCCAGCTGCTAATTTCTCTCTACCCTTCTTAGTGAGAATCGCATCTACTGTGATTTCGGTGTTATTTAAATAAGCCATAATTTAAAAATTCCTTTGTTAATGTTATTCAATATATAAATATAAGTAAATCATAAAATCGTTTAATCTACCTCTAAAATTGGTTCTCCACTTCCTCTACCACTATCAGAAACTTTTAATGTATTCGGATTTGTAGTAAACGTTACAACAGGTGAACCACCATCTAAAGTTGTTGCACTTGTTTGTTTAGAACCATTATAAAACGAATTTTCCAATCCAGCAGATAAGTCTCCTGTATTTCTGTAATGTGTTGGGAAATAACCATTTAAAGGTGTAACCTCCACGATATCTCCACTTACAGTTGGATTTGTTGATTCGTTTCCATCAGAACCAGTAAATGGTAAAATATTTACAATCTTTTTATATTTGGTTGTGGATACAAATTGTCTACCTTGTGATGCATCTACTGATACGTTTTCTGGTATATCAACTTGATATGATTTTTTAAGTAAGAAAATCTTTATTCTTTCTTGAATATAATTATTATCAGAATCAAGTTTAGTTCTGATAGAGTTTCCGTTTTTACCAAATACACCAAATCCAGCTATTGATAATGAGTCCGAATCTGTTCCTATTTGAGTAAAAGAATCAGAATCAAATTCACCTTGTATTGATTCTCCTAAATTTGTGTTATCTATTGTAAATGAAATCCCTGCCATATCAGAACCTGAGTTTGCAGTGATAAATCCATTTAATGTTGTATTATCCTCAGTACCAATTGTTGCAGAAAAATCTGAATGAGTTCCTACTAAAACTTTTGAAGTATCGGTATCAATAACAGAAACAAAATCACTTGATTCGCCACTTAATGATGTATTGTCTGATGCGGATACTATTGTCAAGTATTGTTTATTATCAGAAGATACTCCTATATCAGTAATATCAATAACCGATTTATAATCTTTTTTAACTGCAGTGGATGGTTTCCATTGTGTTTTACTTCTTTCAAGAATATGGGGTTCTATTAACAAACCTTGACTTGTTTGAGCTCTTCCTGGTATTAATGAAATAATAATATTAAATAATGATTGGTCTATGTATCTAATTAGTTGAATATATTCATAGATGTTTAAAGAATATCTATCGAAATAATAACCTCTTAATTGATTTAGTTTAGCGTAAGTAGGTTTATAATCATCAGAAGGGTCTCCTATATAATCATCAATATTAAACTTTCCAAATGATTTTACGATATCCATGTTAATCTCCTTTGTTGGAGAAAAGAATAATCCTAATCTATTTGAATCGGTAGGTGATTGGTCAAATGATTTTTTAGTTGCTCTACTTTTATAATTTAAATCAGAAATTAAAGTTTGAGTTTCAAATCTTACTTTGTTACCAACAGTGTTACCAGTTGATGGTACAACCGCCGTTACATCTCTATCATATGATTTATATTGATATGGATATGATGAAACATTTTCAAAGTTAGATGCAATTGAAGATGTACTATATGTTCTATTAATAGATACACTTTTTATATTAACATCTCCACTTGTATGTCTATTTTTTGGATATTCAAAATCATGTCTTAATATTAAATCAGTTGTAGAAGCAGATACATGGTTACCATCTATAGCATCTGGTAAAAGTGTATGGTTATCTATTTTTGAATCAGATAGTGGAGTTCTCCATAATCTAAATTCATCAATTGATGCAGTTAAGTTATCACCACCAATAACCAAATCACTACCACTCTTCCAAGAACTAACTCCTGAAATTTCTAAACTTGAACTTAATTTTGTTCGTATTCTACCTTGAAACGGCTCTTGTGCATATAGATAAAATACATCATTAGAACCAGTTACTGTTTTTTGTACTACTATTTGTGTATATTCATCATTATACAATGCTCCAAGATTCGTAGATGAAGAATATATGGTATCACTTCCACTTACTTTTAGTTCTATTGATGCAAGTGAACCAGTATCTTTATTTATATGTAAAGACCATCCATCAGTACTCATTATTGTTTGGTCTTGTCTTTGTTCTGTGTTTATTCTAATCTCAACAGAGTTAGGATAATCATCACTAAATACTGATGTAAATTTTTTCCATGGAACTGTAATAGCAGCTGAACCGCTTAGTAGAATAGATGCTGTTCTATCTTGATAAGTAAATGTTTGTGGAGTATCTCCATCTGGGTCAGTTGGTCCACCAAATTCCATTATTGTTAATAAGGAAGCAGGTACACCATAACAACTTAAAGCCGCAGAGATTGCTCTTTTTGTACCTTTATGTTTATAGAGATATGGTAAGTTATTTAATAATCTTCTCCAAATCTCATGTTGTCTATCCTTACCACTCATTGTGGTGGTTTGATTGCCATCTATATCTTTACCAAATGCATATTCCCACAACGCTTGACCTTGAACACCCATATCAGCGTTCCACCCAAGAGATTCCAACATATGATACAACATTGTATCATCTATACCATATTCATGTTTGTTTTCAACTCTATTACTCTTTGAAACCGCCTTAATGTGTGTGTAGATAACATCAAAGTGTTGTCCAACCATATCTGAGAATAATATAAAATCAGAATTGTTTTCATCATCTCTAATATGTTTTGGTAAATTGAAAGATAATCTTGCTGTATTATATTTATCATAATCTCTCGCAGAATTTAAAATACCATTAAACCAACTAATTGTTGAAGAATCTTCTGATGAAGATATTGAGTTTAATCCAGCTCCAGGATATGAAAGAGAAGTTGGTTTACTATATAGAAATTTTTCAAATGCATCAAATCCTCTTTTTACTTCTCCAATTTTAAATTGAAGTTTTTTAGCTTCGTTTCTTGTTGCTATAGAAGATGTAAGACTATTTACTGTATTATATTTATCTTCATAATTTTCTAATAATTTAATCTTATAGTAAAAGTTTTCAACTCGTTCACCTGCAGATGAGTATTTTATAAATTCTTTCCAATTATAATCTTCTATACCAGCCTTTTCTAATAATAAACCTGTCCCAACTTCTTTTACTACCGAAGATTGAGTTACGAATTCTATATTAAGATTTTCTAAAGAAAAATCACTTGAAGATACAAATTGACTTATTACATCAGTTGAAGATGCAGAACCACTCGAAATTAAATCATCAAGAATTTGATATCCTATTTCATCACTAACATCTAAATTAAAATTTGGCGTTAATGGTGTACATTGACTAACAATATCATCTGTAATTGTTATTGTATCAATTAATGGTATGGATTGTATTTTAGATATCCATATCTTATCATTTGTACCAACATTTCGAGGTATTGGTTCATATAGTTTTAAAACAATAGATTTTTCTATGTTTTTATATTCTATTTGATTTGTAGTAGGATTTGTTATCTTATCTGAAAATGTTGTTTCATCAATTCCCCATGTACCAATCAATTTATTATTACCATCACCAAGGTGTAAGTAGTGAGTTAAGAATGGTGAAGTAAAATCATCAAACCCTTTTGAATTCCATTGTTTTACAAATGAAGTTCTAAGGTCACCAACTACTCTTCCTCTTCTAAGAGTTAAATCACCTTTATCAAATGTTATGTTAACAGTTTCAAACTTACCTGTTGCTCTTGAATCACCCTCTTCATTATATGGAACTAATAGTAATTGAAAATTAATTATATTTCTTGAATTTCTTAAAGCTCCAAACCTTCTACCCTTTTTAATAATGTTTCTCATATTAAATTGAGCAACACCTTGTGGTTCAAATTTACCCAAGTAGTTTTCCCTTACAGGTTTACCAAGATATATGTGTATATAGTTTGTATTTACCGATTGCCATGATATGTTGAAATCAACATCAATGCCTTTAAAATCAGGTCCTTTAATTACTTGTGGATAATTAATATGTGTGATATCAGGACCAGGTAAATATGCTTTACTTTCTGCAGTAATTATACATTTTTCAATATCACCAGAACCACCTCTTCGTGATACAGGTTGAACATATAATGTATATGTACCTGCTCCGTTTGGAAAGTCTTTACCACTTAATGTAATAGTACCATTTAATGGAATAGTTTTTTTAACTTTTCCAAGTGTATAGATTACTTTATCTGCATCTACTGATTTGTATCCTATTCTAATTGCCTTTGGGTCTGATATATTTAATTGAGCAGATGTTCTATCTAATTTAAGAGCAGGTTTAGTTGGAGGTTCAGATACGGGTTCTTTAAATACCTGTACTTGTATATCATTATTACCAGGATATAATCTAAAACTTGTTTCTAAACCTTTAAATTCTTTATTATTTTTTCCAGATTTAATTTGGAAACTACCATTGTGTGTAAAATCCGTTATACCATTTGCATAAAATTCTATTCGTGGCTCGGGGTCTCCAACTTGTTGTTCAATTTGAAATATTACGATATCATCATCATCTAATACAGAACCAACTTGTCCATAATTAGTTTTCCATACAATAGTATCATCAGTTGGAACATCTCCAATTATCCTTACCTTATATGTAGATTCAATTTTTGGTGATTCGAGTATCTCAACATTTTTTCTTAAACTAAAACCAACTCGTAATGAGTGAGATTTAGGTCTTACAGAAACATTTGTTTTTGAAAAAGTAGAATAGTCTGATGGTTGTTGTACCCACTTACCATCCACTTTTCTTTCTAATACTATCTCATAATAGTTAAATGGAATCGTACCTAACGTTAGTTTAGCTGGTTTTAATGTAGGTGATGTCTTTATAGGACTCGTACCAATATTACCATATGGTTTTCTTATAAAACTTCTTGCAGGAACATCTCTTGGAGGTAATCCCAACTTAGGTAAATTATCAAAATTGTCATATCCATATCCACCAAAATTGATAGTGGAAAAATTATTACGTCTATTTGAACTAGCTCCGCCAAATCCAAAATTTATATCATCAAATCCAATGGTATTTCCACCTGATGTTCTCGATGGTCCTATATTTCCATTAAATTCTCCAAATCCAGTTCCACCTAAAAATTGTTTGTTATTACCAAGATAATCATCCATATCTCTATTGAATCCATCAGATGATGGAGTAACTCTTGGATTAACATTTCCACTTGAAGGTCTTGGTCTTGGTGAACTTACATCAGGTAATTCTGGTCTACCACCACTTAAAACGGGTGTAGTATCTATTATTGGTTTAATAGTTTTTGTTATACTACGTTGTACAGAAGAAACTCTCCACTCATCTTTTGAAGCAAAGTTACTTTTTTTAACTGTAATTATTTTTCTTTGTAATAATTCTTTTTCAGTAAAGTTTAAAATAAGTGTATGAAATTCTCCAGTTCCATTTGTTGTACCAACATCTTTACCATCAACCATTACAGTTGCAGGTCCTCTATCAGTTGCAACCGTAATTTTTACAGGTGCGTTTTTATCTTTAACAGTTTGTTTTATTTTTATATTTGGATATACACACTTACCATTATCATAAGTTGCGGTTGAATCATAGTTCACCGCTTTAGGGTCTTTACAACCACCCTTTACTCTTACCGGGTCTACCTCAATTGGTTTAATTGTACCTGTATTTGGTTTAACTACAATTGGTGGTAAATCTGGTTTTACAAAAATAGGTGTTTTAGGCTTTATTGGTAAATGTGAAATTTCCTCAAAAGGTTCTTTTGGTGGCCTTGGAGGATTGCTTCGTACAGGTCTTGGAGATACTGTACCTCCTCTTGGTGGTGAGACTCTTCCTCCACCACCACCTCCACCACCTCGTAGTGAAGTAACCGCAGATAGGGTTTCTGGCTCAAAACCCTGTGGGTTATTGCCAAACGGATTACCGAAATTATTTTCGTAATCATTAAAATCATCTTGGTCAAATCTTCTTCTCATTTTACCTATCCTTGTACTCTATATAAATATTCATTTTATAAATAGTTTCTACCTCTGAATGGATTCGAAATACTACCTTCTCCATCCATTCTAAAAGCGTTAGGAATATTATTAAGTTCATTTAGTATTTCTTCTACTATTCGAGAACCACCTCCTCCGCCTCCACCGCGGTTGCCTCCTGTTATTACTATCGGCTTAATCGGTTCATCTACAACAGGGTCTGGTATTGGATATACACAAGAACCAATAGCTCTATAATTTGTAGCCTTAGGGTCATTACAGATTGGTCTTGGTGTTGGTGTTGGTATTGGTGTTGGGTCAATAGGGTCTTTTGGTCTATATTTACAACTTCCAATAGATTGATAATTAATCGCCTCAGGGTCATTACACCTCTGAGGTGGTTTAGGTGCGGATATAGTTCTTGGATAAGTACCTCCACATCCACCAACTTCGTTTATTGATAATCCAGGTACAGGAACTATTGAATCCTCAATAGCACATAGTATAAGTGTATCTCCTGGTTGTATTTGTGAACTTGTTTTTGTTTGTTCAAGTTTATTCTTATAAGTAAAAGATAAAGCTTGACCTGTAAAAATTTCTTCTGGACCATCTATATCTACAAGAGGTCTACCTTTTCTATAATCTCTACCTCGAGCTCTTCTCTCATCGAAATAGTCCATTTCATTTCTGACAACTCTTGGGTTAGGAAATTTAACTCTTGTTTTTCTTGAGTTATTTACAATTTTATATTCCATCACTCGTGGAGGTGATTTTATAATTTTTGGAACTTCCCTAACATCTCCTACGAACTTTGGTGCAACAGTATCTCTATATGTTATTTTATGTGCATCAAATTCTACACCTCGTGTTTCAACCGATTCATTATTTCTATCTCTGTATTTGATTGCTCCAGTATCCGACCAAATGTAATACAATTTTGTAATTAATTTGTATTCTGGTTCCGGGTCTGGTATTGGTGGAGTATTATCAATTACCTCTGTATCTATTTCTACATCAGTTGTTTCTACGGTAGTACCTCCTCCTAAATCTGCAAAATCTTCTACCTTTTCTTGATACTTACAACTTCCATCATCTTTATTTGCATATTTATTAAAGTTTACAGCAGACTTATCAGTACAACCTAATACAACCGCCGCTTCAACTTCAGCTTCTTTATATCTACAACTGCCATCATTTTCTTTTGCTCTCGGATTGTAATTTAATGCTTCTTTATCAGTACATCCTCGAACAACACCACCTATTTCACCAGGTACAGTAGATTCAAACTTCTGATTTGCTTTTATTGTTTTAAGAATTCTTTTTACTTTATCAAAAGTAACTTGTTCATCTCTTGTTAATTCAACACTATTTTGAATTCTTCTCTTTGGTAAATAATATTCAATTGAGTTTCTAAGAGCTTGTTCTGCAACTGATTTTATAAATCTTACTGTTAGCTCAATTTTATCTAATTCACCTTTTGGTTTACCATATTTATTTGATGTAATATTCCATTCACTACCTTCAATAAAATAGTTCATGGATTCTATATACCTATCTTTAATATCGTTTAATAACTTATCAAAAGAACCAACTTTAAATTCTTTTTGAATTAGTCTCTGATATCTTCTACCATCTTTAATTCTTCCTTTACTTCTTATAAAAGAATCAACTACATTTAATATATCAATTCCTTCTATAAAGTTTCTTACATAGTAAATTGTATCATCTCTAAAGTTTCCATTTTCAACAAATAGATTATATCTTTTAACTAAATCCTTATTAGGTCTTACTGTATTCTTAAGAGGAACAACTCGTATTTCGGTTCTTGATGGAGAAATTTCGTGTATCCACAATTTATCTTCAGAAGATTCTTCTGAACCAACTCTTCTGTTTAGTAATGTAACTTGTGTTTTAAATATACCATTTGAATATCCAGCTTCTTTTATTAACTTTTCTAAATCAATAATAAACTCAGATGAATCATTAAATTTTTTAGTTTCTTCACTACTTGTAATTAAAAAATACTCATTTATATTTTTATCATTAATATGAATATATCGTACAAGTTTAGCATCTTCACCTTGAGGCAGCTGATTATCATTTGAATCATATAGTATGAATTCAATCATATCAGAATACCCCATACCAAAGTTAGATTTTCTAATTTCCTTTTCGAAAATTTTTCTATCTTCTTTGTTTACAAGATATCCCTTTCTTTCAACTATTTCTTTAAATGTTTCTAACGCCATAATCTATTAGGTTTTTCTTCTACTTCTTGCTTGCCAGTAACGAGTTTTCATTTTAAATTTCTCATTTGTAGTTTGGTTCGTCCAAATTATTTCTGTTTCATAAGTTCCCTTACCAATACTACCTCTACTGAAAGTAACTGTTTTTGTACCAGGTGTTGAACCACCATCAGGACTTGCTGGAATAGTAAGTGAGTTTGGAACACCATTTAACCACTTTTTCTTTTTGATAACAGTTTCATCAACCTTAAGTGTAATTGGTTCAGGCCCCATATTATACCAATCATATTTAAGACCAGATAATCTACCCCTAGCTCCTTTTTTTCTATCATCCCATCGAGCTGCCCATTCTGGTTTTCTATTTTTACTTGATGGATGGAGTGCCCAACCAACAGTACCCTTAACTTGGAATTGTCCTTTATCTTCAACTATCCCTAACAAACTTGTTTGTTTGGCCGCTTCAACTTCTTTTTCTTTTGATTCAACAACTTGTTCTGTAACTGTTGCTTGTATTTCTGCTTGTTGTTGTAAAGATTTTACAATATCTTGTTGTGCAGTCAATTGTGCTTGTAAGGTTGTAACTTGAGCCTGTAAACCTTCTACTTGTGCAGATAAAGAAGCTCTTTCAATACCTTCCTTAGTACCTTTTATTAATGCTGATTGAAAATCTGCCAATAGTTCATTATACTTACTATTTAATTCTTCTTGAGATAAATTTAATTGTTCTACCTCACCTTCTTTAGAAGTTACTGTTCCCGTTAATGTTTGAATCTCTCCTTCAAGACCACTTATTGATGAACGTACTCGTGAATTATCAGATTCTAATGACTTTATCTGTTGTTGAGAACCTGTAAATTGTGCAAGTAGTTTATTGTATCTTGGTAATGGTACAAACTTACCTTTTGTTTGTTTTTTTGGTTTTATTAATTCATCAACCTTAATATCAATTGCCTTCTGCAATTCATTTTCATCATAGATAGGTCTTTCTATTCTACCAGATGTTTCCCCACCAAATGAATTTCTATCAGGATGAAAATCATTTATTGGAGGTAATTTATCAACAAAATCTGCTTTAAATCTTTTTGTAGTATCATCAAATCCTTTGATTGGTTTTTTTCCAAATGGAATTGGTCTCATTGGTTTTTGTACAAACCTACCTCTGTAATCTTTAAAATATCCTGGTGGAACTTGTTTACCATCTTTTTTTCGCACACGAATACCACCTCGTTTATCACGAGGAATAGCGTTTGAACCTTTCTTTACCAGCTCATCTATTCTAAACCTATCTTTAAGTCCCATGTTACTTTTCTACCGTAAATGTTAAATCTTTTTCAGTAAAATAATCTATTTCACCACTTCTATCTACTTTGATTTCAAAGTAATAATCTCTATTTATTTCAAAATTACTTAAATCTATTTTAAAGAAATTACCATTTGAATCACAACTTACTTTTGTATAGTTATCATTAAAAGGTACAATTACTTCTTCTGTAATAGCATCTTTTACTTGATAATATGTTGTAGATGGTAAATACTTCACATCATTATATGCATATGTGTTTGAATAAGATTTTAAAGGATATCTTTCTCTACCAAATACTCGTATGGTTGGTTTACTTCCTCTCTTGTATCTTACTTTTAATCTTTTAAATGTTACATGGATATCATCTGCGGTTAGTTCAGTTAATGAACCTGTCGAGAAAGATGAATCATCCCAACCTATTCTAAGTTTTGGTTGGTATATTGTAGAAGTTTCTTTTCCAAAGAATTTTAATTGACCATAATCAGATGTATCTGATTCTTTAGAATTAGAATGTTTAATTATAAAACCTTCGTTTGGAAGTGTACCACCAATCCATGTATTCATAGCTCCTAATACATTCATTTCAATATCTTCAGTTTGATATGAGAATGATTGTGATGCGGCTGAACCAGTGTACCATGTTCCTCCTTTACCATTAAATGAACCAGTTGTTCCTGCTAAGTAAGAACCATCACCCAACCAACTATCAGATTGAGTTCCTCTATTTTCCCAACTAACACCATCTGTTGTGATGTTATCAAAACGAGTACCGATTCCCATTTCCCAAGATTGAGAAATAGGATATGCATAGATTGTATAATCTAATGGAATCTCAATAGCATCACACTCTTTTAATAATAGGTGAGCAGAACTCATTGTTACTTCACCACTTGCTATGGATTGTGATAATGGAGTGGTGTTAAACTTGATAAGAGAACGAGCAGTATCTTTTAAGTTTCCATAATATGTTTTAGATACTTCTAATATTTCATCTAAACCTGTATTTTGAGTAGGTTGTTGTAAAAATATTGTTGAGTCTTTTGATGATGTTACGAAATGATACATTATACTACCCTCCCTTTTAAATCCTTATTAGGAAATTTAACCTCGAATACTGAAGGGTCTACTGATGGATATACCATCTTACCTTTAGTTGCCGCTTTAATATCATAAGAGTGTTCTGAGTAGTTTCCTAAACACTTGTTGAATACTTCACATTTTGGTACTGATTGAACTCCCTCAACACCTGCAATTAAGATTTCAACTTCTGAAATATTAATAGGCATATTAAACGTCCAATTATCTATATCGAAATATTCTTTTAATTCTGTTATACATTTTGTAAGAACTTCTCTTTTATTATATCCACCATAAACTCTGATTTCAAAATCTAAACCAATGTTAATAACAAACCCATCAATAATATTAATACCATCTGTTAACATTCTATATTCACCAATATAAGTTTTTAAATTCTCCTTTACCGCTCTATTAAGAATACTTAAGTTCTTGTTTGAATTATATCCAAGAATGTATAAATTTATGGCAAAAGGATTATTAACCTCATTGGTTGTTCCCTTTTTAGTTTTTAAAATCCTACGAACCTCATCTCTCATTTCTTGGTCAGATAGGTCTTTACCCTTCATATCATTAATCAACCCAACAAACTCATCAAGTGATTCTGTATCTTTTAAAAGTGAAGCAGGTGAGTTATTATCTAATTGACCATCTGGTGAACAAAATGCTTTTGCAATACCACCATACTTTGGTGGAAGAGAAAGAGCTCTCACTTGATAATCTTTACGAGTTACCGCTCTGTTTTGTGAACCAAAGTTTGCAAGTGCGTTTTCTCTGATTTCATCAATCGTTTCCTCACCTCTACCACCAGTTGCAGGTATTTCATTATCAACCGCTACTGATGATTTCATTTTGTTATAAAGAGTTGTTTCGTTTTGTGCAAAAGTTTTGGTATCATCATCAAACTCAATTCTTTTAATTGAAGTTAATTCACCCTTACCAACATTTGATTCAACACCACCACCTACTAAGTAAGATACACTCATAGTTGTATTAGATGGGGCCTGTCCATATGATGTAGTTTTCAAAAAGTTAGCGGGGTCATACGCTGAACTCATTTTATCAATAGAGGAATTTAATCCCAATCCTACATTTTTTAAGTTTGGAACTAATTGTTCATCATTGGTTGAATTACCACCACCAAATACAATGCTAGTACTATTATCTTGATTTATCTTTTTAACAAATCTTTTTGAAGTTTTTAATACTCTAAGTACATTAGATACAGAATCTTTAAATTGTGCTAAATCTTTATCAGTTTGTTCTGATACAGGATAATCAACATAAACCATTTCTTGAGCAAGATATGGAACTTCATACCACTTACCACCATTAGTATCCCTAACATCATAGATATCAATTACATTTTTATCTGCAATATTAATTGATGAAAATTGTTCTGGTGAACCAAAATCAACATTTACAGTTTTAAGTTCTCCTGATACTGCTTTAACATATTTTTTTATAAGATACTGAGTTGGTTCTCCACCATCATCAGTATAGACCGTTATCTCTCTATCTGTTGCATCATTAAAATCAACGAGTTCTGTTGTTCTAAATCTTACACTTGTTTTGGATGATTCTATAACCATACCTTGTTTAATTCTAAGGTAGTAATCAGAATCAGGTCTGTTATCTTCTCCACTACCCACTGCAGGTGCAAGTTGGTAAACGGATAGTTGTACAATAGCAGGTGCAGTAACTTTTGGTTTATATCCGAGGTAGTTAGCTAATGCTATTACATTTTGTTTATCTTCTGCATATAACATTAATGATTCTTTTAATGAATCATCTGTATAGTAAGATAATATATCCCCAAGATAAGATGCCATTTCAATAAACATCATACCAGGTGATGATTCATTAAAATCAGAATACGTTTTAGGGAAATAGGTTTTAGAGTACTCTACTAAGTTTTTTCTAAAGGAGGCAAAATCTTTACTAAGATACTTTATATCTCTTCCTTGATTACTTTTAAAATTTGCTGAATTTAATGCCATAATATTATTCCTGTACTACCAATGTTATTTCTTGTAAATCAATTTCATTACCAACTGTAAATTTTAAATCCAAGTTTACTTGGTTTTTATCTCTTAACTCATTGGTCATTTCTACATTAATTTCTTCTATATTAATATAAGGTAACCAAAACTCTACAGCAGTGATAATCGTTTGTTGTATTTTATCTTCAAACTTTTCATCATCCATTTGTTCAAATAGTAATGACCTTAATCCAGAACCGAAGTTTGGTTGCATTACTCTTTCACCCTTTGCTGTAAGTAATAAATTTTTTAAATTACTTTTTGCTTGTTCGATTGATGTAAATGCTTGTGCAAAAAATCCTCTACCATCATTTTGTATTGGTAGTGTGATTCCATATGCATAAGAATCAAATTCTTTAGAATCCTTAAGTGTTTTTCTGCCAAGTATATACGCCATTAATTACTCTCCCAAGTAAATTTATTTTTTAAACTTTTTTACAAGTTCTGAATTATCTCTATTTAATATTCTATCTAAACCAGGTAAACCAGTTTGAACACCCAATCCTTGTTTATTAGGACCTCTTCTTACATCTCCATAACCCATTTTTTGTACCATTTGAGCTCTCATCATATCAGTACCACCTTGTGCACCTTGAGAATTAAATGTTACAGTTTTATCCATACTTTCGTTTACAGATTGTTGAGGTAAATTATCTAATACAGATTTAGTACCAGCTCCACCTTGTCTCTGTTCCTTTGAGAATGGTTTTGTATTATTTAAAACTTCATTTAAAACAGAGTTTTTAGTGAATTGTTTTTTTGGTGTTTGTCTTTGTTCCTGTAATGCAAGTTCTGCTTGTTCAAATGGGTCTACTTCATTTGTTAATTGTGGAACTTGCGTAGAGGGAACGCTGACTACACCTCCCTTCACCTCTGCTAATCGTTTCTTAACTTCTTCTTCCAATATCGTTGGAAAAGTTTTAGATAAAAAGCGTTCTTGTTGTTTAGCGGTTTCCACTTCAACAAGAGTTTTAATTACTTTAATTAATTGTTTATTATTCATTTTCAATTGTGTTTATCTTAATATAAATATATCTTCTTTCATTTTATGGTACTGTGTAACCAGGAGATATCAAAACTCCAGGTGCTACTGGTGGTGGAGCTCCTGGATATATAGATATTGTATTATACATATGTGTTGTTGTTGGTAGGTGAGATTGCATTGAACCTGCCAATCTATTCAAGAAATTCATACTATCATCTATTGGATTTAATGGGCCCATTGGTGTCCATGAACCAGGACTCAAACAAACGGCGGCGGTTGTAGTTATGTTTGATACTGCACCAGTAGCAGGTATTACTGGTGGAATTCCAACAATTAAAGTTGCACCTGTCCAATAAACAATCACGGCTTTACCAATATCATCACCAAAGGTATGTAATCCTCCTGTTTTGGAAATAGCAATTGTACACGCTGTGTTAACCATAGCTTCCATACCTGCAGTGTTTCCAGCCGCTATAGGAATAGAATTCACTGTTTGGAATCCCCTCTTAATACACATATCATACTCTTGAGTAATCTTTTTTGCAAAATCAGCATATGCACCAATACCATCTTGATTGGTCATGTAATTATTCATTTGTTGTTTAAATGTAGTAAAAGACATCTTCTTACTCCGTATAATTTAAAGTAGATAAGAAAGTGTTTAGTCTTGATTTAATATCATTAAAGGTTGGTGCATTTGTTGGACCAGGTGATGTAGGGCCACATGGTGTTTGAAATATTTGTACATTTATAGCATCAATCAATTCTTCAAGTAATCCAAGAAGTGTTTCACCTCTTACTAAAGGTTCATCTTCAACACCATCAACATTTAAAAATATTTTCCCACTTCCACCCAAGAAAAACATATCATTATCATTTGTTGTAGTTCTGTACTCTCCATTTAAATCAATAAAGGCTCCATCGTTACCATTATCAATTGTAAGTTTACTATCACATAATATTGAAACATCTCCCTTAGAAAAGAAAATCATTTCAGAATCTTTTGATGATAATATAATTCTACCACTATTAACAAGAACTTGGTCTGTTCCTTTTAATTCATCTGGTGGTGTGTGATATACAGGCTCAGTTTCAAAAGGAACATCTTCTGTACCAGGACTAAATCCTAATAAATAATCTCCACTTGTAATTGCAATTGTTGAACCATCTTCTATTACATTTTCTTCGGTTATTTCATATTCTTTTAAATCTTCAATAGATTTATCGTTTTGTCTATTACGAATAAGAATAGTTGGTGCTAAAACATTTTCTTCATTATTGTATCCACTAAATCTAATTGATTGACCAAATCTCGATTGTAATAATTTATCACCTTCGTAGTATTTTAAAGGATTTATCTGTGTTGGTTCAAAGTATTCACCAAGTTTATTATTTCTATCACCATCTCCTCCTGAGTTTGGAGTTCCTGTTGATGATGTTTCTCCGTAATCACCAGAAGCTCCATCCGAACTTTCTACTGGTAATCCTTTTAGTTGAGCATCTTCTACAGCGTTTCCTTTGTTTATATCAATGTTGTGAATTCTTTTATAATGTAAGTTTCCACCAACCTTAACCATTTCAACAACTTCACCAAGAAGAGGCAATCCTTCATCAATATTATATGGGGGATAATCTCCTAAATCATCTAAATCATATGATGTATCCGCTCTTAAAACTATTTTTGCAAATCCGAGTTTAGAATCTTTATCAGATACATCAGAACTAATATCACTTGGAATTGCTATAGTTTCGAATTCACTATCATCAACATGAACAAATACAACAGTACCTGTTACATTATCTTGTCCTGTGGATTGGTAGTTATTAAAAAACGATGCGTTAGATGTAGATATTCTTCTTGCCATTACTCGTTAACTTTTTGTTTAAGTTCTTCTATTTCATTTGTAAGTTCATCAACCTTTGTATCATGTTCATCTGCAACTTCAGCAATTGTTTCATCTAATTGTTTTAGAAGTTGTTCCTTTTCATCATCACTAAGGAATCCACTATCTCCTTCTGCTTTATGTTGTGCACCAATTATCCTTTGAGCAATTGCACTCATCTTAATTAATGATTCATCGTTTCGTATTGATGAATCAATTAAATCTTTTAATATTGGACCAATTACTGCCATATCTCCAGCATGTCTAATTATTTTTCTCATCTCCGCAATTAGTTCTGAGATTCTCTTTTTCTTGTTCTGTTGATTATCGTAGATATCTTTGAACAACCCACTTAAGTTTTTGCCAGGAAATAATTCAAAATCTGTACTCATGATTATACCATATTATGTTGTATATAAATATGGTAAAATAAAAAACCCCCACCTTAAGTGAGGGTTTGATTTTTAACGCGTTATGGAATTAAAAAATATTTACTACTTCTTAATTATATGATACAGTACAAAAGCACCTACAAGTCCTAACAGACCTTCAGCACTCAAACTTCCTAAAATACCCATAAGATTATCAACTACTGATACTTCTGGCCAAAATGGGATGTTTGCTCCTTTGAATAATACTTCAAGTACAACTCCTAAAGCAACTATACTAATACCAATTTTTGTTAGTTCATCAGCCCAAGAGCCAATTTTTTTCAAAAATTCCATATGTTTCTCCTTTTGTTTTAATTAATGTTAATAACTTTTCCATCTTGCAAAACATTGGGATATCCACAAATAACTATGGTATATATGATAAAAAAATTTTGAATATATATTCAACCCTAAATTAAAGAGATGTATTTGGTGTTTATATATGTATGTACAAAAAAACCCAACCGAAATTCGTTGGGTTTGTATCCTAGCCACTTTATTATACGACCAGGGTTCTTATTGATAAATATAGTTAATTTATCATAAAATAGTTTTTTTCAAGATGTAATTACCAAGAACTAAAATATCCATTTCACAATTTAGAAATGTTTTGATTGCATCCTCTGGTGTTAAAACCATTGTTTGGTCTTTTAAGTTGAA